TCTTTGACAATTAACTTACCAGAAGTTTTCTTAATGATCTTTGCAATCTTATCATCAAACATCTTCTTTGGTAAATCATGCAAGTCTTCCATAGAGACATTCATTAGGTTTGCATCAATACGTTCTGCAATACGTTCCTCAGCCATCTCTAGAGTGATGTACAATACATTCTTACCCTGAGATAGAGAACTAGCAGCCATGTGACACATAAACAAAGATTTACCCACACCTGTACCAGCAAGTGCAATATTCAAAGTTTTGGTTGGAAGACCACCCTTTGTAATCTTATTAAAAAACTCTAGATCGAAAGGAACACGTTCCTCTACCCTATGGTAAAAGTCAAATCTTGAATCTGAATCCTGTAGGTAATCGTGACCCACAGCATTATCAAAAGATACAGCCAAAGCATCAGTTAGAATACTTGGAATAGAATCAGGAGTTCGATCCTTATCTTTTCCATCAATGATAGATATACCATCAACAATTGCATTGTATATTGCTTTGTCTTTACAAAACTTTTCAGTTGTATCTAACAACCAATCCATATCAACATCTGTACTATCTAATGTCTGTATGATTTCTACAATCTTAGAGTGTTCGTTTTCAGTTAAATCTTTTCTTTGTTCAACCTCAATCTCTAAAGATATTTTTGTGGGAATCTTTCTATACTTATCTACAAAACTATTGATTTCATCAAAAATAATTCTTTCTTCTTTTACTGTAAAATATGCAGACTTAATGAAAGGTAAAACCTTTCTACAATAGTCCTCGTTAGCTACTAAATTGCTGAGCGTCGTCCGTTCTATGGTCTGGTTCAATACTACCATCCTCTGCTTGTGCTATAATGACATGATAAAGTATGTCACCGATTAATTTATGAAACTCTTTTCCTTCTAGAATCTCTTTAGATATTCCATTAGTGTCTAGTATATCATAATCAAACTTTAAGTTCAAGTGCTGATCTGCAGATAATGAAGATTCATCAGGAAGTGTGACTTTTCCGTACTTATAGACAACTCCTGCATAATCTGTCTTTTCTGATAGACCAATACAAGTTTGATTTTTTATATCTTTACTCTCTAAGAATACAAATTTTTCTGTAATTGGGTCTTTTAAGATTGCTTCCCTTGAGGGTAGTTTTGTTGGTTTACTCTTTTCAATAGGTATACCTTGTGAATTTAAAAGTTTAGACATAGTGTAAATAACTCCCTAAAATATATTTTGGTTTGTCTATTGGTTTTTCACCAGCATGAAGCCAAGGCCACATTGGTGGAAATATTAAGCAAGAACCTTTCTTACAATCAGACGATACATCGTGTTGTGGAAAAGAAGTACTTCCCTTTTTATTATCATCTAGGTATAAAAAGAATACTAAAAACCTTCTTGCAGATTCGTGACTATTCACATCAACATGATCACCAAATTGATCAGTACCATCTGGTAAATATCTTTTCATTCGTAATGGTTCAAGACTGAATTTTTCAGGCCACATATTACCAACAACTTTGCATTCTGTTTTGTATTGATCTACACACCCATGTAGACCATTAACAACAGTTTGAGCATCATCATGCCACTCTTTATGTTTTAATAGATGTATTTGAGTAAAAGACATTTCACCTTGCTGATGTTTCTCATATTGATCTGGATTATTTTCAAACCTTTCAATTAAAGAATCACACAACTCTGGTGATAATACATTGTCATATCTTCGAATATAGTTTTCCATCAGGACTCTATCACTTCCGATTCTAATTCTACTTCTTCATCTTCTAATGGTATATCAGATGTACCATACTTAAATTCTTTACCAGCAGCTGCATCAATCAATTGCATCACTTCTTCTGTAAAGTATTTTTCTGGATTTTTATTAATAGTTTTACCAAACTGTGTAGTACCATCTGGTAATTCAATACGAGTTGACATCTGTTTAAAGATACCGTACTTAATCGCAAGTTCCAATAGTCCATAGTATCTATCTAGTCCTGTTTCATACGACAGACGAACATCTACCATCTTATTCTCAATAGTCAAACGTGACTTATGATTTTTACAGTGAACAATGTTACCGACAACATCTGTACCATCCTTGTCTTTCTTCTTGGATAGGAAGATGATAGATGATGCTGCATATTTTAGACCAGAACCACCACCCATCTCTTTTGTAGCGAATAATCCCATAGAGTCATAGGTGTGATTTGTCACAACCATCGGAACACCACAACGACCAAGTTTCAAAGTCAATACACGAAATGCAGCCTTCAGAACTTGTGCCCGTGTCATATCTCTTGTTTCTTTACCATCAGAAGTATCTTCTACTTCTTTAGTGGTTGACAACATACCCAATGAATCTAGACACAACATAATTGGTTTACGATCTGATTCTTTCTTTGCAAGATACGAATCTAACACTTTGATTGCCTGTGTACGAAACTCTTGCACAGTTGTTACTGGAATGATAACCATTCGTGTGGGATCAATACCCCTATCAATCACCATCTGTTTTGTAATCGCACTTTCAGATTCAAAGTATAGAACACCAGCATCAGGGTTTGCATCAAGAAACGACTTGACCATTCCCATAACGAAGAACGTCTTACCAGTTGCGCTCTCTCCAGCAATTGCCGTAATTTTGTTCGCTGGTAGTCCACCGTAAATAGAACCAGATAACAGTGCGTTAAAAATATGACTACCAGTGTCATAGAACGCCCCCACATCGGCTCCCTCAATACCATCACTCACTAGTGCGGCATATTCATTACCTGTAGTCTTAATAATGTCTTTTAAAAAATCACTCATATATCACCTTCTTTTCTATTCTCTGAACGAAAAGCATCAAACCCGCCTGGATAACGAGACTCTAACTTCACCGTGTTCATGTCAATTATTTCTTCTATGTTAGTATTTAGGGCCAGGCAAGCTTGGGCAATATACCAAAAAATGTCACCGAGCTCGCTGCGTAAATGAATAATTCTATCTTCATCCATAGACTTTCCTTGGAACAAACACTTCTTAACTATCTCGTTAAATTCACCACATTCGCCTGCAAGACCAGTTGCAGCAGTAAGTAACCTTGCTGGATTAACTCCCTGTTCTTCTAATATTTCTAAAGCTTCAATCATATCAGGCAAATTCTTAGATTGGTCACTTGTCACTTCATCTACGAATCTTACATAATCTTCTAATAATTCCATATATATTTCTCCATTTTTACTATACTATCACATTTTATCACGTTTGTCAAGACATAAAATTTTCTAATGAAGCTTTACTTTTCTGACTGTCAAGATATGCTTGTTTCCATCTAATTTTGATTTTCTTAAAGCTTCCACCCATGACATTTTCTTTGATTCCATTCCAAGAAACATATTTTGGAAACTTCTGTATAAGTTTAGCGTGATTGTCATTAATAAGATCTATCGTTCTCCACTCATTACATCCACCATCAACAAGTATGTTGCTTAAGTATCCAAATTTATCCCATATACGATTGTTATAACCTTTTTGAAACAGTTGTAATACCATACTAATATCTTCTGTAGTACTTAGTTCCCAATCAAGTTCACTCTCATCAGGCAGTTTGTTACCATTGAAAAAGAAAGCACAGTTGACACCAGCAGTTGTGAGATAATCTTTACCAGCAGGTGGTAAGTTACCTTGTCTGAATCCACTAAATGCAAACTCATCTAACCAATCACTTGTCTTATTAAGTAAATAATTCCAACCAGCAGAATCCATAGGTTTCTTAGACTTTGGGCCGCCAGGCGTTCTCTCTATAAATTTGAGATCATCATCAAAAACTGCATATTTAATATTCATAGAGTTCATGTATATCCAGCGTCTTGTTTCAGTAATACCAATATCATCTGATGGAAGAACCATCGTAGGATATTTTGGATATAGGTGGGCCTCTTTTGGTTGCACTACGAGTGTAGTTATCGCTTGTGCATTGGGAGTCATGTTATCAAACGTAATCTGATTATGACTCCTCCCTAGTGTTGGAATGTATATTGTATCAATCATGCGGCCTCTTGCATATCTAGTTTTTGATATAGTGTTCCATCTTGTGCGATAAACACAACTTTGTTCAGATCATGCATACTCGAAAGTGCAGGGCATACACCGTATAGTTTCACCCTATTAAATACTGGTGAAGCACCCTCAAAGTAAACATTACCGATTGCATTAAGTTTGCCAGTAAACCAACCAATGAAAGTCTCTGTCCGATCTGTCCAGCACTTTGGTAGATCATATCCTTCTAGAGTTCCATTATGAAATACTACACGGATTTCATGTTTTGGATTTGCAATTGCTGTATCCAAGATAGACATAAGAGTTTTGTTTGGATTTTGAGATGACAGACAAACATACTTGATCTTATCATTGTTTTTGAGCATTGATATATCCATGAAGATTTTAGTATCTGCAACACCTGTGTATCCCTTAACTGTTTCATCTGGATTGTAATTGTTAAACACTTCATGTGCTAGTCCAGATCGTGTAGTTGGATTGAATACACCATTTCCACAAACACTGTCAATCCGATTATAAATTTGTTGCAGAAACTCGTTTACTGGTGCATCTTTATTGATCCATCCACGATTAATTGCTGATTCTACTTCTCGTTTGACATCATCTGGTGATGTTGGATCGGCTTCATCATGAATAGTATTAAATCGGATACCGCACCCTGATACAGCGTCAGCAATTTCATCTTCTGAATATCCTTCAGTACCCTCATAAACAGAAGCAATGATATTCTTGAAACCATGTTGTTGTTCAATAATTTCTCTGCGAGTGTAACCAGTAATAATATGCATATCTCCATTGAGAGCACGAAATACTGCAATCGCTGGATACTTTAGTTTGTATCCATTACGTCCAATACCTCGTTTGATTTTTGCAAACTTACGATTTTTTGAACCAGCACGATACTTCTGTACATATCCATATGGTGTTTTTTCCAACTCATCAACGTCAATTAGATATGGGCCGACATATGTAAGTTGTGCAGGTAAATCTTCAGCATAGAGTTCTGGATAGGCAGTAATCGTACCATTCCGTCCATCTGGAACAAGTTTCAAATATGTCTGTAGATCATTTTCTGTGAATTTGTTTTGTGTAATCACATCAACAATGTGATTTGTTTTTTTGACAACCATAATTTTCTCCATTGGTTATAATGTTTAGTGGTGTTACCCACCATTGTGAAATAATGTTTTACCATTATTGTTTATATAATAACACAAAATACGTCATGTGTCAATACATAAATTCATTTTATCTGAAAATATTTTAAAATATTCTTCTTCAGATAATAATACTTTTTTGTAGTTGTTTCTATATTCTTCTAGTTTACTATTAAAGAAATCCTCATCTCTTAACTGTAAAATTTTATCTTTTAGTTCCTCAAACTCTTGCACTCTTTGCCAATCATCAATATTATATGTGTTGTTTGAATCATAGTCTCTCCATACGAAAGGTATCATACCAATAGAGAGTGACTCAATGTACCGGCTTGTGGTGGA